AGAAATAGAATCAAGAAGCTTAGAAACCTGTTCCTCGGAAGGTTCTGCAACTCCCATACCGATAAGTGCCTGTTTTGCCTGTTCTCTTGTCATTGAAATCTCCTTTCTTCCAGTCCAATACGCTTTTTCAACACGGTTCGCTCCGCACATGGTCTGTACCCGATTTACGCTCACGGGCTGTTGCAATTTATTTGATTTTGGGTATTAAAAAAGAAGCCTTAGATTTCTCTAAAACTCCTTAAATAATCGAAATTTGGTTCATTCTTCGTTAGATGGAGAATTTGCCATTGGTTCTGTTTTGGACGGATTTTGAAACTTTCCGTCAAGTAATTGCTGTGCTTTCTGCATTTCCGCTTCCGGGTCTGCCAGTTCCGGGTAAATAGTTCCCAGATACGGTAAACTCATTTCGTAGACTTTCTGCGGATCACTAAATAAACCGCAAGTAATCAGTGCAATAAGCGGATGAATTTTATTTTTAAACAGATAATCAAGTGCCTGTGCTTTTACAAGCATATTGTCTGTTGGGTTTCTGGTTATCTTTACATCAAAATCTCGGGTTGAGATATTAACATCATTTGATGTACCACGGATAATATTCAGAATAATTCTGGCAGATTCCTTTTCAGCTTCCTTGGTGAATGCTTCTACCAATTTTGCATCTCTCTCTGCGAAATCCCATCCATTACGAAGGTATACGGCATTTCCTGTATCCCCTCCGCTATTGCTTTGTCGGTTTGGCATTGCTTCCACAATCAGCATATTATTGTAGATGTCATCCTTTGCAACCTGGCTCTCTGACTGGTTCAATTCAGCGGTCATCAGTTCAACATCCGACTGACAGCCATTTCCAGTATCTTTAACAGAGATAGCACCAAGTTTTACCATTTTCAAAAACTCGTTTTCGTCTACCTCGCAGTTTTTAAATTTCATAAAGGCTTGTACGAACTGTTCCACACCATTTAATCTATCAGACTGATATTTGTTAATTGCATCAAATAAGGTGATTGCAATTTCAACATCTGAAAGTCTGTCGTGATTATTCGGGCATTCAACAATAGGAATTCCGCCAAAACCATTGATGCCGTAGTTAGTTACTTTTCCATTCTTGATTTCAAAAAACTGGTTCTTTGAATAGCACAAATAATATTGCTGTTCATCTTCATCTTTTAAAATCTGCACGGAAAGCATTGGTTTCCCATTTCTCTGTGAGTATACAATGTAACAATCACCTGGATATGGAATGAAGATTCTAAACGGTGGTAAATCTCCGTTTTTTTTCCAGTCCTCTTCTTTCAGAATAGCCTTATAAGAAGTTCCTGTTGCGCTCTGGTATATTGCCCTTTGGATGTTTCTTGCATCTGCATTGGCTTCATCCAGATAATCATTTAAAAGGTCAACTTGCTCATTTATTTTTTCGTCTGCATTTTTCTTTTTGCATACATATTGGATTGGTTCCCCGCAAATCTGTCCAGCTTTAAACTTCACGGTTTCAAATGCGTGATTTTCAACCACTCTGTTATTAACTTCTGGACGGACTATTTTATTTCGGTATAATATCGGCTGATCGCCTTTCATGTACCGATACAAGTAATCAATCAATGTTCGGTTTCTATTATGTATGCCAATTGTATCTGATACTACTTTTACTACATTTTGTGGAGTGATTCGGTCAACACCTGTGTAGGCTACTTTTCGCCCGAACTCACCTCGGCATAAATCTACAAAATTCATTGTATTTCTCAAAGCCGAACCATCCTTTCTACAAAATAAAAAGCACTGGATGTTTTAATCCAATGCTCTACTTTATATTCTACACATATTAAAAGTATATTTCAGTATACTTCGGTATCATCTTTCGAAACCTTTTATCTTTTTTATTTCTGCTATGGCTTTTAAATGCTTTTTTTTAATGTGAATCTCTGAATAACCCATCTCGTCTGCGATACGAACCAATGATTTGTACTCAACATAATGCTTAAATAGTATGTTGTACAGCAACGGGTCTTCAACCTGTTCTATGGTTCGGACTATTTCCTGTTTTTTTTGTAAAAATTCGGATATCATTTTTGAAATCTCTTCTCGCAGATCAAATATCTTCGCAATCATATCTCCCATCGGATCACGTTTTACAGAAGTTTGTACCTTTTCTCCAACAGGGATTGCAGATACACTTGTGGAAAGAGAACTGAGCTGTTCTTCTTCGATAAGCTTGTTTTTGATTCTGTTATCATAATTTTCAATCTGGCGTAAATATTGAGTTGCAGTCATCATATTCTATCTCCTTCCCCACATAAAATTTTTGGTTGCTTTTACTTCTGCAAATCTTTTTCCAGCAAGTGTTATTGCAAGCTGTGTAACTCCATCTGCGGCGTCATCATGCTCATTATCGCCAATATATACAAAGGTCGTTAATTCATCCATAGCCTTTTGATACTGTTTATCTTGATATTTCGGAGCCAAAAATATGAAATTCTGCTTAACATCCCCGGAATACTGATTTATTTTTTCTTTTTTTGCTTGTTTTGAAGGTGCTTTTGTACTTGTCGTGCTGCAAGCGTATTTATGTTCTTTCAAGCGTTCATTTACATAATAGGCATACATATCTCCACCATTATTTGCTTCAAAATTAATGGATTGAATATTATTTCCCATGATTCTTCCAACAACTAATGGCAATGTTCCTTCTTTTGGCGCTGTGCTAAAAATCCAGTCATATATATACACATCTCCATTTTCGTATTCTGCACCCACTGGCATTGATAAGCTATCGCCACCACCCCACGCAACATCGCAAGCAGAAACATTTTTAACAAATCCACCTTCTGGGAGAACGCCGTTATAATATCTCAATTCGTCAGCTGCAAACACAATTCCTTCACGTAAGAAGGGCTTTTGCTGATATTTGGCTTCCCATTCGTTAGCGTCTAACCTAGCTTTCATATCAACATAATATTTTGTTGAAAATCCAACGCCATATTCATAATCGAAATTGGATTCACCATCATCGTTCAAAGCTGGAATTTTTCTAAACCGATACATTGGATTATCCCGATTTAGCTTCTCGATTTTTCCAAGAGGGTCATATAAATTCCATCTGGTTCCAACCATAAGTTCTCTTGCGCCATCAATCTTACGGTCAACCATCTTATTCAAATATTCTTGATATGTATTTTCTAATCGAGTAGGGCTTAATGAATGTTGCCTGTCTCTTACAAGGTCATCCACGTACAAATACCCATCAGAAGAAATATCAACGGCACCCGTCCAAGTTCCTTCAATACCACGGCAAGTCATTGTTGCAAATCGGTCTGGCTTGTCCAGGTTTATTTCAAAATCATCAGCACTCTGTTTTTGAAGTTTCGATTGCGGAAAAATTTCACTGTAGTTGTATTCCTGTGTATTAATGAGGTTAAGAAGTTCTCCGTAAAATCCTTTTGCCAGTTTTCCAGAATGACCACCCATGGCGCTATGACTATTCGGTCTTTTTCCCATTATCCATGACATAAAGAAAATACACATAGTGGATTTTCCAACACGGCTTGGAAGTGATAAACCGTAAAACTCTATCTTTCTTTCTTCCAAATCTTGTAGGTCTTTGGCTACCACATGCAGTGTTTTTTTTCGTGGAATATAAAATTTCTTGCTGTCCGGTCTATTTTTTTCCATATAAAGCAAGTAACTTTCAAATAAATGTGGCGCTTCCAGTAGCAAATACTGCCAGTAGATATCGTCAAAATTACCACTTCCAGTTAATGCAGCACACTTCTCTGCCATGTTATGTGAGTATTGACTTACTTTCATAGCCATTTTCCGTGCTTCTTGATTCTTGTTGAAAGGAAGGTCAATATTCATATTTAAGAGCAAATCAAGGCAATCTTTTTGATTTTGATAGATTGTCATGTCGCTACTGATAATCTGATTTAGGACTGTCCGATACCATTCAAGCGAACCTTCTGTAATTTTTCCCATAAAAATAGAGCCAGACCTCCTTTCTTTTTAGGATTTAGTCTGGCTCTCGTGTGGCTCTCTTGACTGTTTTACTTATTATTCAGCATTCTCATCAGCTGTCATATCTCTTGTATCTACGATAGTAGAAGTGTTACTTCCTTGAATTTTTGGTACTTCACCATTCCATTTATCAATTTTCTGTTTTTCAATCAGTTCGGGAGTAAGAGATTCTGCAATTTTTCTATTTGCTTCTGCTTCGGCTTCTGCTTTAATCTTAATTGCTTCTGCTTTACCTTCTGCATCAATTTTAGCT